TCATTACGATCAATATCACGAGTAGATACCATTGCACAGTTTTGAAGGGATGCAGAGTTTTTCTTTTCCATAGTCATAGGTGTTCCAAATGCCCACAGACCTCTACCTGGTGGTGTCCATTTTAAATTGAACATACGGTCATAGGCTTCTTGAGCAGACTTCTGAGCCTTGTTGTCATTCCATTGTAGACGATTATCTTTAGCATGATTCTTTTGTACTGAATACATACCCTCAATTACACGACGACAAACTTCATGCCAACGTTCTTTAGTTCCATCTTCTTTAACACGAGAATAAGTACGAATAAATGTAATCTCTCCTAATGAATTAGATCCTGCATCTGAGAATCCAAATGGGGCTGGAGTGTTATTATATTTATTTACAAAATCCTCTGATAAGCGAAACGAAAAAACATCTGACATTTAAGTATGCCACCTTTCTAATATTGGTTGAGTACTTCTGAAAATTAGAAGCAGTCCTAAGTATAACATACAATTAAAAAGAACTCTACGCTCAAAACAAATCTATAAAGTTATTATTTACAGTTAGTACTTTTATATAACAGAAGTGGTAATAAATTTAGTAAGTTCATTACCAAAAACAAAACTAGTTATTGAATACCTGTTTCCTAAAACTGGAAATACTTGATGTTTAAGATTAGCGTCATGAATAACCATGCTTCCTGCTTTTGGGGTAACGCTTAAATTAAGGTCTGGATATATTAGCTCTCCACCTTCAAAATCATCATTTAAATAAATAGCAATACCAAAAACTATTTTTTTTGGGTCATCAGGGTTTCCACCATCTACATGCGGAAACATAAACTCTGCGTTTGTTAGCCTTCGTAAATCAGAAGAATGAATTATTGACTCTATATCAGTAAAGAATGTTTCAATTTTTTTATACACATGCTCCATCTTAATAAATAATTCATCACCCATATTTTTAACTGTGTTTCCTGGATATATTGTGTTCCAGTCTATGTTTTGTATACATTTGAGTAAAAGAGCATCTACAAGTTCTTTATCTAAAAACCCCTCAATTTCGTACACACCTTCTGCGTGTTTTATTACTTTCATTTAGCTAGTACTTACTACTATTTATATGGCAAAGTTCAATTTCATTTATGTTTACGTGACTTGGTAATGATCCCACCCAGGAAATAGCTTCTGCTAAATCTTCTGCAGTTAAGGCATAGTCTCGTTTCTGTTCTTGGGTATCAATAGTTGCTGGGCAAATTTCTGTAATCTTAATACCAAACTGAGGAAACTCAAGTCTCATCGTATCAATTAAACCACGTTCACCTCTTTTAGCATTTGTATAATTGCCTCCCCCGCGATAAGGAACTTTTCCACCAAAAGATGTAACAAAAATAATAGTTGGTGATTCTGACTTTTTCATACAGGGAACAAAAAGTTGAGACAGATACATAGGCCCCGTAACATTTATATCATAGGCTTTTCTAAAGTTTTCTGGGGTTTCATTAATAATATAAGTTGGACCTGATCCTCCGCCAGCATTATTAACTAAAAGGTCTAGGGTTATGTCTTTGTACTGTTCATAGAATATCTCTATTGCTTTGGAGTCTGTTACGTCTAGGCTGTATACCTCAACATTGTCAGACACAAGCTCAGATACTTTAGAAAGGTTTCTTGAAACAGCAATAACCTTGTACCCATTTTCAGACAAGCGCTTTACTGTAGCTAATCCTACACCTTTACTTGCTCCAGTTACAATTGCTGTTTTCAAATCAATGAATCCAGTGTTGTGGAACCATTATTTTTTCGCCAGTCTTTACTAAGTGTGCTGTGTGGTGATATGGTGGAGATGGAGGGAAAACAATAATGCTTCCTGCTTTTGGCTTAATAGCAAAAGTATAGTTTCCATTTTTTTCTGCTTCAGCAAAATCTGGTTCTGGGCTAGAGCTTTGCAATATTCCATCTGGAGATGCTATAGTAAAAGATAGTTCTCCTCCTTCATAGTCATCATTTAAGTACATAACAAAAGAGACCTTTAGTCGTTCATCCCCTTCTTGCTGATCAAAGTGTGCACCCATGTATGTTCCAGCCTGGTACTTCTTGATTGGGTACTGTGGAAATAGTTTTGGCTCATCTGTAATTCCCTGCGCCTTAGCGTAGTCTCTTGCTACATCATCAAATGCTTTTTGTAGTGTTTCATAAATATACTTATCTTTTTCGTCAGCATTAGGCGTTAGGGCTATTGTCTTATCTGTTCCATAGACATACTCTTGACCACTGCAAGCCATCCATTCTCCCCATGGATCCTTATTGTCGTTTTCAATTGCCTCAACAAGTTTTTTTGGGTCTTCTATTACGTTTGTGTAATAGTAAACTTTTTCTTCTAGTATTTCTATATCCACTTTATATCTCCTTAGTACTTATTCTCTTTATAAAAATCTGTAACTTTTATAAAGCCTACGACCACATACCTTATTGGTCCTTTTCCTACATGTCTTACTCCATGATCAAACTCGTCTGTTCCTGGAAAAAATATTAAAGTTCCTGGTTTTGGTTTTAATTCTAAACCTTTATTTGAAAAAAATAGTTCACCTGCAACATAGTCATCGTTTAAATATAGTATTGTTGCATATTTAATTGATGGATCTGTATGTTGATCGGTATGAGCTTTTAGCTCAACCCCTTCTTGCATTCTTTGAAGAGTAATCATTCCAGCCTGTTCTAAAGATGGATCTGCATTGCTTACAAGAGAAACAACTTTTTCTAGCCACGACGTTATTACTGGATCTCCGTACATAAGATAGTTTTTATCTTGCCACCCTTGAGTAATTTCAAATTTTCCTTCTTTAACTAAATTTTCTACATCATCTCTACCAAATTTTTGTAAACAAAATCTTGCTAAATTTTTTGTATACTCTATGCTCCAATCATCCTCTGTTAAATTATTTATAACATCAAATACGTGTTTTAACTCTTCACTATTTGCAAAATCTTCAACAACTAAAATTTGATCAATAGGCTCTTTAACAATATATCCAGCGTCTTCTAGTTCTTTTTTTAAAAAAGTAGGCATTTTAAATCATCTCGTCTATTTTGTACATATTGCCATCTTTATCAATTTTATAACCATCTTTAAGAAGTCCTTGCCATTCTGCTCTTTCAATTTCTTGCTGAGCTCTGGTAGCTTTCATTTCTTCTGCCCACGCATCACGTAATTCCTGTGGATAATCAGACTCTTCTCTATCGTCCCAGAAAGAACCTATCGTATATCTTACTCCACTTTCAATTAAAGATACTTCGTGCATATTATTAAAACCTCCGTCAAAAACAGCAAGCATTCCTATTTGTGGTTTAATCTCTATGTCTTGATCTGGGAACTTTAATAGCCCCCCTTTAAAATTATCGTTTAGGTATAAGAATCCAGCATATCTACTTCTTGTAAATGCTCCAGAGTTGCCATGCTCATCAGTATTATCAGAATGAACTCTTGCATATGCTCCTGGTTCCCATTTTTGTGTATGATATCCAATTTTTGAAATTATTTTTGGATCAAGATCGTGTACTGAAGCAATTGCTTCTGGCATTGCCTTTTCTATGTCAGAAAATATAGTTGGCTCTAGACCAACGTCAACAACTTCTTGGTCGTTGTCCTGTGGGAGAACAGAAGAATATGATTCATAAAAAGATATTGGCATCCAAGAAATTTTACCGTTATCTGCCTGAGCATCTAAGGCCTTAATCATTTTTTCACAATCTTCTTTGCTTACAAAGTTTTCATAAACAACTATATCTTTTGTAATTCTTTTTTTGTTATTTAGATTCATGGCTTTTTATCTCCTGTGTGCTCTGTTATCTCCCAGAAAAATGGACATGTAAATCTTAGTCCACTTTTTATTTCGGTTACTCCGTGTATATAGTTTTTATCCCCTGGAAAGAAGTAGGCAGCACCTTTTTTAGGTTTAAACTGTACGCCTTGCAAAGGAAAATATAACTCTCCGCCTTCATAATCGTCATTAAGATAAAATAAACTAGAAAGATCATAGTTTGGAAAATCATTAGGCAATCCAGCATCTGGACCTTCGTGCAACTCTTTGTCTGCATGTGGTTTTTGAAATTGTCCTGGAAGCCATTTAACTATTGTGGTTCCAGTAGGAGTAACCCTTACCTTATAAAATTCTTCTACAATTGGTTTTAGTCTTTGAAACAAACCTGCAATTACTGGTGCTATTGTTGGATCATTCTTGTCTAATGTAGGGCTTGTTGCAACTCTATCTTTCCAATATTCTGAATCATACACGACTGTTCCATTTTCATTTACATGGCTTTGTGTTACATCCCAAATTGTTATTGATTTGGCAGCTTTCTCTAAAAACACTATTTCTTCTTCTGTCATAAAGTTTTCTAACTCTACGATCATATCTTTGCTATCGCCAAACCACCCAGATGGGGTCATTGATGGTTTTCTATATACAATATTATCTACATTATTCATAATTTAATTATATCATTCTCTTTGTTTTTTGTATTATCTTGTACGGATAACTTTAAAACTTTGACCTCATGCTCACCCAATTTTTCCCCTTTTTCGTTTACAGCATCTCTATACCAGTCTGTCCATTGTCCAGAAGAGTTGATTACTTGTGCTGCCTCGCCATACAACCTATTTGATTCTTCTCTTTTTCTATTTTCATCTTTGTATTCAAATATTTCAATAGATGAGTTATTTAAAACTGACAAAGATATCGGAATAATAGTTGCAATAGGAGTTCCTGCTTTAATCTTTATTTTTTCATTTGACTTTTTTGCTTTAATTGCTAATGGAAGGGGATTGTCAAGAAAAGATGTACTAATTAAATTAGACATTGTTTCAAAATCGTTACTAAAATAGTTAACTGGATTAATAGTAAACAAACTAACATCTTTTTCAGTTCTAAATACTAATCCAGTATTAAAACTAATAGATGACTGCCCTCTTCCACCATATGATCCATCTGGTGCTTTAATTACTTCAACGTGGTCTGAAGTTTGATCATTTATTCCGTCCCAAATAAACTCAATATCTTCAACACAAAAAATACTCCAACCAACTACATTTGACTGTGTTACTGGAAAACATCTATATGCGTGACCTTCGGAAGTTGCATCCATCCAGTCTCTTTTTATAGACATTGGAGCAATATCAAATAAAGCACCAGGAAACTTTTCAACAGATATCTTAAACATTATTCATTTTCCCATTTAGGGTCATACATTTCTGGTGTATGAAATTTTTTGCTGTAATCTAACATTGTGACAATAGAGTACTTTGTTCCAGAAGTAACTGCCATTGCTTGATGAGGATACATAAAGTTAGATGGAAAAATAAAAAGATCTCCAGCATCTGCTTTAACTTTTAAGTTTTGTAATCTAAAGAAAAGTTCTCCACCTTCATAATCGTCATTTGGATATGCGACTAAGGATACGGTACAGTTATAAGAAAATCCGTGGTCATGATGTTCTCTAAAATGTTGACCTGGACCATACTTGATAAAGTTAAATGCTTCCCAATATTTTAAATTATTTATATTATACATTCTTGAATAGTCTTGAACTGCAGGAAGTTTTACATCGTATAAGTCTTGCCACAAAGCTTGTAGGTTTAAACTGGTCTCACTTGTGTCATTTTCTATATCTGTTTTTTTAAATTTAAAATCGTTACAGTCCCTATACTCTGGCATAAGTTGTTTGTATCCAACATAGGCGGGTTGCCAAGCATACCCAGTCGTGTCTCCTTCTGGCTTAAGGTTAGACTCAATTCTACCAATAACGTCAATCTCTTTTTTTATGACTCCTTTATAGACCCATATACCATTGCCAAGGTCTACCTTTTCTGTCCATGTTTGCATTTATTTCTCCTATTTATATTCTCGTCTTGACCAAACGTTATTCTTATATACTCCGCCATCTGGCTTACGATAAAACTGCATGTTCTTAACCATTTTATCATAAATTGTAGGCTGATCTAATATCTCTATTTTATGATCCCAGTTTTCTCTTTTAAATGGTAGGACTTGCATATATGGTGTTCCTGCTGGAATAGTTCCTTCCCATCCATCTGCAATAAAAAATGGAAAACTTCCAAGAAGATGAACCTTGTCTGAATCAACCACTCCCGTGGTATTTAAAAATGGAAGATCAAACCTGTTCATTGGTGTCATAAACAAAGCACTGTATCCTTCTGGTAATTCTAATCCCCAGTCAGCAGACCAAGCAAAGTGATACTTGTAGTAGCCAGCAGGATGTTCAAACTGTGGCATTGGTGGTCTTTGAGTACAAAAATCTTGGTACTTTGTATCTTCAACTTTAACATTAATTATTCCCTGAGCATTTTTAAAAAATGTTAAATCACAAGGAGTTTTAAAAACATACCCTGTTGAAAAAGCATCCATAATTGCAGGACACGCTTTCCAAGTAGGAATTTTTCCATAGTCATCAGTTGTTCCTTCTTTTGGAAAAGGGCATATCTCTTTTGGTGCTTTATAGTATTCTCCGTTTGGCATTTTAGCAAACCTATCTGCATCCTTGTACCAGTCAGGGATAGTGCCCTGTGTAGGTCCTGGAAGAGATTTGCTATCTTTGTTTAGCCAAGGTCTAAAGGATCTAAATATAGCTACCTTAAACTTTTTAGAATCCATCAATGGCTCAGTTCATTAATATCTGTCATTATAACTACGCAATATTTGGTTCCTAACTTCATTGGCAACGATGCATGCTCATAAATATAATTAGATGGACAGAGAATAATATCTCCAATTTTAGGAGTATGAACATAGCCATCAAGTCTTGGGAATTTTATTTCTCCACCTTCATAGTCTTCGTTTATATATATTACAGCAGAAACAGTACAGTTATATGCTGGTCCGTGATCTGCGTGTATATTAAAATGCTTTCCTTCTCCTTCATATTTTACAAAGTTAAATGCTTCATAATATACAACGTTTATTCCCCAGTATTTTGCATAGTCATCAACACAAAACTTTAATTTTTGATATATCTCTTCGTGTAGGTCAATTAACTCAGCATTGTGCTCGTCTCTTGGTCCAAGATTTTCTTGCTTATATTTAAAGTCTACGCAATCCCTTGCCTTTTTAATTGGTGCACTAGAGTTTGTTACTTGTGCTTCAGACCATTTATATTTTTTTGTACCGCCAAGATTAGACTCAAGAGTTTTTATATATCTTTCAGAATCTTCTTTTGAAAAAGTATTTCTATATACATTTATTCCTAGTGCTGGATTTTCAACTACAACATTATCTCCTATTGTTCTTGTTGGAAATCTATTAAGAGCAGTTTCTGATCTATCCTTAGTAAACCAAGGATTTGCATTTTCATCAAGGTATGTATTATCTACTACATCGTTGTTATTCATTTTTTCTCCTTTTGTTTTTATGAAATTGATTTATTGTTTATATATTTTTTAGTTAAATATCCAATAACTGTATTTTCATCTGGTATAGAATCTATTTCTGGAATAGGCATTTTATGTCTAATCCAAGAATTATAATATAGTGAAACAGCAACACTACTATTCATTATATCCATTGTTTTTTTAAAATGTTCTGGTTTTAAAAAATAAGAAGCATCAGCATAATTTATTGGATGAAATATATTTTTTTCTTGTGCAAAATTAATTAAATTATTTTTTAAAATTATTTTTGTTAATAATTCTGGACCAGTCTTAGTTTCATTTTCTCCATAAATAATAGGAAACTCTCCAAGATCATTAATAATTTCGTCTAAAATTTTTTCATTACCAATGTATAAAATATCTCCATTTACCCTTGGTGGTTCATTTGCTGGTGATGGTCCTTCCATAAATAAACCAAAAAGATATGGATTAGGATCTGGCCAAACATCACTTAAACAAACTAAATCAGAATCAGTCCATATAAGTTCTGTCTTTTTTAACATGTACATTCTAAATGCATCTGCAAATTGACCATGACCACCTCCAGAAAGAGGATTGCTAAACTTTGGTAAAAATATATCTTTTTCTGGAATAATTTCGTTTGCATCTTTTTTAATTGCACCTACTGGTACATCAATAGACATATCGTATAAATATATATTTAATTCGTGTCCGTGATAAATATAAGAATTCCACGAAATTTTTTGTAATAGGGTAGGACTATTTCCAAACCACAAAGTTCCAAATTTTAATCCCACTTTTTATCCTTTTGTCTTTTAATTAATTGTATCATGGATAGGGTACTATTTTAATTTTTAATATTTTTTAATAGTTTTATTTCATTTTCTAGTATTTCTATTTTTTCTAATAATATTTTTAAAACCTCTATAGAGTAAACGGAAAGGAGATCATACTTAAGACCTAGTGGCTTATTGTCTTCATCCAAAACAACTATATATTTAAGAGAATCTATTTCGTTGACTTCTTCTGCTATATATCCAATATGTCTAATCTTTTTAAGATCACCATTATATATCCATGTGACTGGACTTAGTTTTTTTATTGTTTCTTCAAAATCAATTTCTGTTGACCCCATAATTTTTAATTACCCCATTTTATTTTGATTTTATATTAAACACTCTCAGAATACCATACTTAAATCTCTTAGATGAGTATGTAAATGACGGGAAGAAAGGTGGGAAGAACGGTGGAAAGAACGGGAAGAACGGGAAGAAAGGTGGGAAGAACGGTGGGAAGAACGGGAAGAACGGAAAGAACGGTGGGAAGAATGGTGGGAAGAACGGAAAGAATGGTGGGAAAAATGGTGGGAAAAATGGAAAAAATGGTGGGAAGAATGGTGGTGTTGTTACGCTAGTTGATGCGTCTGAAGTTATAGAATTTCCGTTTGCGTTAGTTGCATATACGGTATATGTTTGTGATGTATTTGCTTCTTGAGTAACGTTAACACTTGTTGTTCCTGAACTTACAGTAGCACCCTTACCATCTGAAGATGCCCAAGTATAGCCAGTGATTGCAGATCCACCATTTGCAGGGGCTACCCAAGAAACAGCATCATTAAGTGCTGAAGTTACTACAGTTGGTGCTGCAGGTGTTGCAGGTACTGTTGTTGCTGTAACTGAAGAAGATGTTGTTCCTGTTGCGGTACCAGCAGCATTAGATGGTCTAACTAAAAATGTATACGCTGTATCTGAAGCAAGACCTTGAAAAGTATATGAAGCAGTTGAGTTGCCTGTTGTAACAGTATAAGTAGAAGGGGTTGTTGTAATAGTATACGAAGTAGCTGCTGGAGACAAAACTGGAAGAGTCCATGCAAGGCTTACAGAGGCTCCTGTGCCTGCTGCAGAAGCTGCAGAAGTAGTATTTGCGGTTGCTAAATAAGGACGGGATGTACCAACATTGGTAGCTGTTAAGCCTGTTACATTTAATGGCTCTAAGAAGTCATTTGATGATGCAGAACGTTTTCCAGTCTTTTTAGCCATTTACTTTATCCCCTTATTACGCTGTTAGATCTCCGTAAACAACCCATGTGTTTTCTGCTCTCTTGAAAAGAGTTGCAGTTGACCACTGTGTTCTTAACTTTAATCCTGGTGTTGAATTTACTGTTACTCCAGCATCACCTGCAATTGTTACTTGACCTGTTGAGGTTTGAAGAATATCAATTGATGTTCCTACAGGGAAAGCTACTGCTGAGTTTAGTGGAATTGTAATTGTTGCTGCAGATCCTTTTGCAACTTCAATTAATGAATCTCTTTCAGTAAGTGATGTAAGTGTATAAGAGTCTGTCTTTTGAATAATTGGTGTACGAGAAGGAGTGCCTTCTTTTGTCTGTGTACCATCAGTAAATATAAAACCACCAGCGGTTGAACTAATAACTGCAGTTCCATTTACCTTTAGGTCTTTTCCTGAAGCAAGGTTAATATGCTCTGATGAAGTCCAAGAGTCTGTAGAATCAACCCAGTTAAAGGTTTTATCGGTTGCGCCCTTGAGTGTAATACCGCCACCATCTGCTGTTGTGTCTGTTGGTGTATCCACATCTGCAAGAATAATGTTTTTGTCTTCAATAACTAAATTGGTTGAGTTAAGGTTTGTTGTAGTTCCATTAACTGTTAAGTTCCCAGATATTGTTAAATTAACTGCAGTGGCATCTCCAGTAAGTGCTGGTCCTGCAAGAGGAGCCTTAGCAGCAAGATCTGTAGTTAATCCAGAAATCTTAGACTGATCAATTGCTGCGGAAGCATTAATATCTCCATTAACAATAGTTCCATCAACAATCATTGTACTTGTAACAGTTCCAGTATCTCCCGTAGTAACAAAGTTGGAGTCTGAAAGTGCGGTGTTAAATTCTGCTGTAGTTCCAGTCACTGTATTTGAAGCGAGTGAGATTGATTTATTTGAGAATGTGTTTGTTGAGGATGCGCTAACAGTAATATCAGTTGTAAGTGCTACCGTTCCTGTTGCGTCAGGAATACTAATTGTTCTATCAGCAGTTGGATCAATAACTGTTATAGTAGTTTCAAAATCATTTGGTGTAGAACCTTCAAGAATAATGCTTGCATCTGTAAGAGTTAAACCACTTACTTGTGGACTTGTCAAAGTTTTATTTGTAAGAGTTTGTGTAGCAGTATCAACAACAACTACTCCTCCCGCATCAGGAAATGAAACTGTGCGGTCAGCTGTTGGATCGCCACCTGCAAGGGTAAGCTCAAATTCATCAGCGGTAGAACCTTCAAAAACAATTGAACTCATAACTCCAAGACTATTAATGCTTGATAGATTACCAGTTGTAATAACGGTACCAGTTACGTCAGGAAAAGTAATTGTTCTGTCGGCAGTTGGATCTGTTACGCTTAAGGTTGTTTCAAAATCATTTGCTGTTGCGCCTTCAAGAACTATTGAAGAATCAGAAATAATAAGACCTGAAACTGTTGGACTTGAAATAGACGGACTAGTTAGAGATGTAATTGCTCCAAAGTTACCACTTGTAATTACGGTTCCTGTTTCATCTGGGAATGTAATTGTACGATCAGCGGTTGGGTTTCCTGCTGAAAGTGTAAGCTCAAAGTCATCTGCTGAAGAGCCTTCCATTCTAATTGTTGAAGTAAATACTCCAATATCTGTAATGTCTGAAAGGTTTCCAGTTGTAATAACTGTGCCTGTAACGTTTGGAAGGGTAATTGTACGGTCTGCGGTAGGGTCTGTTATTGAAAGGGTAGTTTCAAAGGAGTCTGCGGTTGCGCCTTCAAAAGTAATACTTGAACCAAAGGCAGGATTAACTGTGGAGTTAATATCAGCAAAATAATCTATATCTGCCCAATGGTTTGTTCCATCACCAATTTTAAATTTATTGGTATCTGACTCCCAACCCATTTCGCCAGCATTTAGCACTGGATTTGCAGATGTCCACTGTGAAGCGGTTCCTCTGCGCTGTTGCATTCTTGTTGCCATTATTACTCCTTTGTGGTAATCATATTATAACAGATAATTAGTTAAAATTATCTATTGCTGTTCCGCCATCAAAAGTTTCTTCAAACTCTGACGTATTGTACATTCCAGCACTTACAAGAACACCTGGTTCATTGTATGCTCCCCCACTAATAAAAGTACTTACAATTAATCCACTACCATCAATTGCTGTATCATGAATGTGATCTTGTAATACTTCTGCATCTTCTAAAGTTGCAATAGCAACCCACTCAGAATTGTAGTAAACATGAACTCGCTCTGTTAGTGTGTCAAACCACAAATTTCCATTTACTGGATTTGCTGGTTTGGTTGTTCCAATAGTTGGGGATCCAACTGCAGTATCTACATAAAGTTTTGTTGCTGCGTGTGCATTTTCAGTAGGAGTGGCAACTGTGACTGTTGATCCAAAAGTACCGCCAAGGGCTACGTTTATCCCGTGCTTTACTTTAAAGTCTTTATCTACTGTTGCCACTTCCAACCTCTATTCTAATTATGCTTCAATATAAATCTTGTGAACCTTAACAGAAGTATCTGCTGCTGCTGCGGTAACTTGTAGTTTAACTTCGCCATCTTGTTCAATAGCATTTGTTGTTCCAAGTTCACCATTACTTTGTACATTAGCGTACTCTGTTACGTAAACATTAAAGCTGCTATCTACTGCTACTAACATTTCAATTAATTCAATGTTGCCAGACTTTTTTAACTGAATAACATACTTAGCAGCAGAAAAATTTGTTGCTGACCATGTATCAATTGTTGTTGCTGAAGTTCCAGCAGTTCCAGTTGCAGAACCAACAAGGGAATCTGGAAGTGCAATAGATGTTGCAGTTGCTGCGCCAAGTGCTGGTGTAACAAAAGTTGGGCTATTTGTAAATGCTACTGTTCCAGATCCTGATTCATCAGTAAGTGCTGAAGCAAGGTTTGCTGAAGAAGGGGTTCCCAAAAATGTTGCAACACCTGCTGCTAAACCAGAAACATCATTTGCAATTCGTACTTTAAGTGTGTTATTTGCACCACTAATTGTCTTGTTTGTAAGAGTTTCTGCTGCATCTTTAAGTGATGTTCCATTAACCTTAAATTCTTTTCCTGAAGCAAGGTTAACGTGCTCAGAGAATGTCCATGCATCAGTTGCATCTACCCAGTTAATAGTCTTGTCTGTAGCACCCTTAAGAGTAATACCACCACCGTCAGCGCCTGCATCTGTTGGTGTTGCTACTGAACCAAGTGTAAGGTTCTTGTCATCAACTGTGATTTCTGTTGAGTTAATTGTAGTTGTTGTACCATTAACTGTTAGGTCCCCTGAAAGAACCAAAGATGTACCAGTTGCAGCACC